GGTATATTCGCATTGCAGTATTTTTCTAGCGACAACCCATATTTATTTAGGTAATTAACTAACTGTATGTCCACACAAAGAGAGGTTGCAGATCATTTGGACTTATCAGTCAAAAGAGTCTCAGAATTGATTAGAGATGGTATCTTTCCCTCAAAACAGGGAAGAAGTCCACTTAACTTAGATGTATGCAGAGTTGCATACATCTCATACCTTAGAAAACTAGGTGGTTATCACAAAAGAAGCGGTACTGGTGATATTGCTGAAGAAAAAACTAAACTAACCGCAGCTCAAGCTAGAAAAGCAGAGCTAGAAGTAGAAGAAATGGAATGTAGTTTAATACCAGCTCAATTAGTTGAAGATACTTGGGTTGACTATGTAGCTAATGCAAGAGCAAAGCTATTAGGACTACCTTCAAGAATCGCACATCAGGTAATTACAGTAGATAAATACGCTGAAGCAGAATTAATAATAAAAGAACAAGTGCATGAAGCACTTAATGAGTTAGCTCAAAATGGAATACCTCAAAAATATAGAAAAGGTGATACAGGAGACCAGTCAGACTTGGACTCCACCACCCAATCTGAAGATAAGTAACTGGGCGGATACCTATAGAAGATTATCACCTGAATCTTCAGCAGAAGCAGGTCAATGGAGAACTGATAGAGCACCATTTCAAAGAGAGATAATGGATTCTTTCAATGACCCTGATATTCAAAGAATTGTGTTTCTCAAATCTTCGCAAGTTGGTGCTACCGAAATTTTATTAAATGTTATTGGTTACTACATAGACCAAGACCCAGCACCAATGTTGATAATGCAACCAACACTTCAGATGGCTCAAGCATTTAGTAAAGATAGATTAGCTATGATGATTAGGGATTCTGAAAAGATAAGAGATTGTGTAAAAGACCCAAGAAGCAGAGATAGTGGTAATACAGTTTTATCTAAAAAGTTTGCAGGCGGTAATCTAAACATAGTTGGTTCTAATTCTGCATCAGGACTAGCATCAAGACCAATTAGAATTGTATTGGCTGATGAGGTTGATAGATATGAATCATCAGCAGGTGCAGAAGGAGACCCAATATCACTTGCTACTAAAAGGACTACTACTTTTTGGAATAAGAAGATTTATCTATGCTCTACTCCAACAATAAAAGGATTATCAAGAATAGAAACAGCTTTTGAAGAATCAGATAAGCGTTACTATCATGTACCTTGCCCTGAATGTAATCATAAACAGGTTTTAAAGTGGAAGAATGTAGTTTGGGAAGAAAACAAACCTGAAACAGCAAATTACGCATGTGAAGAATGTGGCTCTATTATTGATGAATCTAAAAAACAATGGATGTTAAAAAATGGTGAATGGATAGCATCAGCACCTAAATCAGATACAGCAGGATTCCATATCTCAGAGCTATATTCAGTCTGGTCTACTTGGGCGGACATGGCTAAGTCATTTCTTGAAGCTAAAAAGAATCCTGAAATGTTAAAGACTTGGATTAATACTGCTTTAGGCGAATCTTGGGAAGAGCAAGGAGATGCAGTTGAATATGAAACACTACTTGAACGCAGATTAAACTATGACCATACAACTATACCTGAAGATGTATTAGTTCTAACTGCTGGTGTTGATACGCAAAAAGATAGATTAGAGTTACAAATGGTGGGTTGGGGTGCTAACTATGAAGCATGGGTTATAGATTACAAGATATTTTGGGGTGACCCAAACGCACAAAACGTATGGCAAGAGTTAGATAATTATCTTAAAAAACGATTTACCACTGAAACAGGAAGAATATTAACCATATCTTGTACTTGTATTGACTCAGGTGGACATTCAACCAATCAGGTTTACCAGTTTACTAAACCAAGACAAGGTAGAAGAATCTTCGCGATCAAAGGTTTATCAACAGCAGGTAAGCCAATAGCAAATAGACCTACATTTGTAGGTAAAAACAAAGCTGTTCTCTATGGTGTAGGTACAGATAGTGCAAAAGAAGCTATATTTGCTAGATTATCTTCTGAACCTGATAGCACAACCCTACATTTCTGCTCTGACCTTGATGAAGAGTATTTTCAACAGCTTACAGCAGAGAAAAGGGTCACAAAATTTGTTAGAGGTCGTAAATCACTAGTTTGGAAGCAAATTAGACCAAGAAACGAAGCATTAGATACATTAGTCTATAACTTTGCTGCTATTTATATTCTGAACCCTAATTACGACACTATTCAAGAAAGAGTTATGACTCAACAGTCAAAACCACAACAAAAACAACAAAAAAGACCACAAAAAGGCATAAATAGGGGTAATTTTGCTACTTCTTGGAAATAATAAGATTTTCTTGATTCTATATTGACAATAGACTAATAAACCTTAGTGTTAGATGTAGATATATCTAAAACATTTATGAGGTTTTTGCTTGAGCAATCAATTTGATAGAGATAATTACCCAGTCCAAGAGCCTGATCGTTTGGTTACAGGAGATAGATTTGCATGGCAAAGACCTGATCTTGTATCTGACTATCCTTTAGCTGACTACACCATGACCTATCACTTCTCTCAGGATAGTGGCGGTGGTGGAACACATCACTTTACATTATCTTCAACTGAAGCTGATGACAATTATTACTTTGAGAAACCATCATCCGAGACTGCTACCTTAACTGCTGGTGATTGGGAATGGCAATTATATGCTATAAGAACATCTGATAGCGAAAGGGTCACACTTGATTATGGAATAACTAAGTTTGCCATTGGTGAATTAGATACCAATAACGATTTAAGAAGTCACGCAAAGAAAGTTTTAGATGCTATTGAAGCTGTAATAGAAGGAAGAGCTACAATAGATCAATCATCCTTCTCTTTAGGTGGTAGATCGCTATCTAGGATGTCAGTTGATGAATTAATGACATTTAGAGATAGATATCATGCTGAATATCTAAAAGAAGTTAAATTAGCTAGAATTAGAAATAAACAAGGGTCAGGAAACACTATCAAGGTTAATTTTGGCAGTTCTACTGGTTCTACACCCAAGAGTTACACATAATGGCATGGTATAACAGGATATTAGGCGTTAATCAGCCTAAAAAGAAAAAGAAACAGGCTTATAGAAGAAGTTATACTGGTGCTAATACTGGTAGATTGTTTGCAGATTTTGTAACAAGCTCTACAAGTGCTGATGCTGAAATAAAAGATAACATAAGAATACTCAGAGACAGAGCAAGAGAGTTAGCAAGGAACGATAGCTATATTGCACGATACCTTAACCTGATGGTATCTAATGTTATCGGTAAGCATGGCATAAGAGTTAGTAGCAAAAGTCGAAATGACAATGGTTCATTAGACCTTGCTGCTAACCAGCTCATTGAGTCAGCTTGGAAAGAGTGGTCAAAAGTTGGTAATTGTACTATCAATGGAAGATTATCATTTTTAGATTGTCAAAAGATATTTATTGAATCTTTATGTAGAGATGGTGAAGTTTTAATTAGAAAGATTAAGGATGGCAATTCGCCTTTTGGTTTTCAATTACAGTTTTTAGAAGCAGATCATTTAGATGAAAATAAAAACGATATATATAAAGCTACAGGCAATCGTATAAAAATGGGTGTTGAAGTAGATAAATATGACAAGCCAGTTGCATATCACTTATACAAAGACCATCCATACGATAGGGTTTATTTAGCTCAAGCACAACACATTAGAGTCCCTGCTGATGAGATCATCCATGCTTACCTACCTACTAGAGCAGAACAAACTAGAGGTGTTTCTTTGGTTGCTACAGCAATGGCTAATGTGAAGATGTTAAATGGTTACTTAGAAGCTGAAATTGTAGCTGCAAGAGTTGGTGCATCTAAAATGGGTTTCTTTACTTCACCTGATGGTGATGGTTATGTTGGTGATGGTGAATATGAAGATACTTTTAATCCAACAATGAATGCTCAAGCTGGTGTATTTGAACAATTACCTCAAGGTATGGACTTCAAAGCATTTGACCCTACACACCCAACATCTGCTTTTGATTCTTTTACAACAAGTGTTTTAAGAAGTATTGCATCAGGTTTAAATATTTCTTATCACTCATTATCTAATGATTTAACTTCAGTTAATTATTCTTCAATAAGGCAAGGTGCTTTAGAAGATAGGAGTATGTTTCAAATATATCAACAATTTGCGATTGAGCATTTTGTAAACCCAATATTTCAGTCATGGTTAGAAATGGCAATATCTACAGGTCGTATTAATTTACCAATAGGTAAGTTTGATAAATTCTCTAATTCAGTAAATTTTATACCAAGAAGTTTTGCTTGGATTGACCCATTGAAAGAAATGCAATCAAACGTACTAGGTTTACAAAATGGAACAATAAGCTATTCAGATATCGCTGCAGCTTATGGTAGAGATACTGAAGAATTATTTGAACAACATCAAAAAGAAATAGAACTAGCTAAACAATATGGTATTGAACTAGCCTATCAACCATTTGGTGCTAAATTGCCAGTAGAAGCCAACATACAAGGCGGAGATAACCAAGATGAGTAATCCTACTCAAGGCATGAAAGAAGAAGCACAGAGAGGTTTAGATTGGCGTGAAGAGCATGGTAGAGGTGGCACTAGGGTTGGTGCTGTAAGAGCAAGACAAATAGTAGCTGGTGAAAATCTATCTGATGAAACTATCAAAAGAATGTATAGCTTCTTCAGTAGGCATGAAGTAGACAAACAAGCTGAAGGATTTAAACAAGGTGAAGAAGGTTATCCTTCTAATGGAAGAATAGCTTGGGCATTATGGGGTGGAGATGCTGGTTTTAGCTGGTCAAAAAGATTAGTGGAACAAATGAAAAAAGAAGACGAAAGACAAATAAGTTTTGATTCAAAAGAATCAGAAAAACATCCTTTATTAACAAATGAAGAGGAGAAATCTATGAATAAAGAAGATAGACATATCCTTAATGTTACTGAAACTGACAATACTGTTATTGTTGAGTTTGAGAAGCATGAGGATGTAGAACATGAAGGTGATGAAGTAGAAACAACTGATGAAGTCTCTATGCTTGAATCAGATGAAGAAGAAAGAAAAGTAATTGATATGCCTATGAAATATAGAACTATTGATTTATCTAAGGCTTCTTACATTGATGAAGAAAGTAGAAGAGTTAGAGTTGGTGTTTCTAGTGAAGAGCCTGTTGAAAGAAGTTTTGGCATGGAAGTGCTAGGACATTCTGCTGATGATATAAACATGGAGTTTATAAACTCAGGAAGAGCACCATTATTACTTGACCATGATATGGAAAAGCAAATTGGTGTAATTGAAGAATTCAAATTAGATGAGACTGCAAAAAGGACAACTGCAGTAGTTAGGTTTGGTAAATCTGCTTTAGCTCGTGAAATATTTGAAGATGTGGCTGATGGTATACGAATGAATATTTCAGTTGGCTACAGAGTCGATAAATTAACTAGAATGAACAAAGATGATGAGAATTACTACAAAGCTCAATGGACACCTATGGAAGTTTCTTCTGTGTCTGTTCCTGCTGACCAGTCAAGACTTGTTGGGGTTGGTCGTTCTAAAGATAAACAAAATATAAAACACAATATAGAGGTAAAAACTATGGAAAATAAAGATATTAATCTTGACGAAGTTAGAACTCAAACTATTGACGAAGCAAAAGCTGAATTTAAAAGAAACTCAAAAGAGATTATAGATTTAGCAGCTAGACACAATAAAAGAGATTTAGCTGACAAAGCAATTAGTGATGGTATTTCAGTTGAAGAATTTAGAGGTGTATTATTAGAAAATATTTCTAACAACACTCCACTAGAAACTCCTTCAGAAATTGGTATGACTAAAGAAGAAGTAAGAGAATTTAGCCTAGTAAAAGCGATTAGAGCTATGGCTAACCCATCTGACAGAAAAGCACAAGAAGATGCAGCTTTTGAATTTGAATGTTCAAGAGAAGCAGCTAGGCAATATGGTAAAGATGCTCAAGGCATTATGTTACCTGCTGAAGTTCTAAGAACTTGGAGCAAAAGAGACATCAACACTGGTGATGATTCAACTTTAATAGCTGAAGATTACAGAGGTGGCGATTTTATTGATGTGCTAAGAAACTCATCATCAGTTTTAGCTGCTGGTGCAACAACATTGCAAGGACTGCAAGGTAACGTAGTAATTCCTAAGAAAACTGCTGCTTCATCTGCTGGATGGATTGCAACAGAAGGTAATGCTGCTTCTGAATCAGAATTTACTTCAGGTTCAGTCACTATGACCCCCCGTGTGATCGGAGCGTTTACGGATGCCACTAGATTACTGTTACAACAGTCTTCATTAGACATTGAAAACCTAATCAGAGATGACCTAACAAAATCTATAGCTACTGCTATTGATTTAGGTGCTTTAGCTGGTTCAGGTTCAAGTGGTCAGCCAACAGGTATTAAAAATACTTCAGGTATTAACACTACTACTTTTGCTGCTGCTAACCCAACTTTTGCTGAAATTATTGCAATGGAAAGCGAAGTTGCTAATGACAATGGCTTAGTAGGTAACTTAGGTTATATCTGTAAACCTTCAGACTATGGCACATTAAAAACTACTTCAAAAGATAGCGGAAGTGGTCAATTTGTAGTTGAGCCTGATGGAAACATGAATGGCTACAATGTTGTAAGAAGTAACCAAGTAACAGCAGGAGATTTCTATTTTGGAAACTTTGCTGACTTACTAGTTGGTTTTTATGGCGGTTTAGACATTACTGTAGACCCTTATTCACTTTCTAACACAGGAAGCATAAGAATAGTTGCTCTACAAACTATGGATGTAGCAGTTAGACATGCAGTTTCATTCTGTGTATCTAATGATGGTGCATAATAGCTAATGCTTAAATGGAATGGGGGTAGCAATACCCCCAACTTAAATATGAAGAAATACTTAATAACAAAAAACACAGTTGCCAATGGGCAAAGAGTAAATGCAGGTGATGTTGTTGAATTACCTGAAAACATAGGGCATGAACTTTGTGCTTACAATAAAGCGGAAGTGCATGTATCAAAACCTAAAGCTAAAAAAGAAGATAGAAGCGTAGGCTTAAAAACTTCTAAAGTAAAAGCTCCTAAAACTAGAGCTAAAAAATAATTATGCCAATGGAATTTGATAGAGATTTCAATGGCTACCTAGATGCCACCTATGGTCATGGTATTCAAGTTACCTACACACCTACAGGTGGTTCATCTTCTTCTATCAATGTAATTCTGAATCAAGAATATGTAGATATAGATACAGCAGGATTACCAGTTCAAGGGTATCAACCAGTAGCACAGGCTAAGACTACTGACATACCAAACATAGCATTTGGTGACACTATAGTTGCACCCGCTATAAAGAATTTAGATGGTACACAAATCAAACCATCAACAACTTATAAAGTTATAAATTACGAGCATGACAACTTAGGCATGACCTCATTACTACTTGAGGTTCAATAATGGCTAATCATGTAAGACAACAAATCAGAGAATACTTTGGAACTACATTAACAGGTCTTACAACAACAGGTGCTAATGTTTATGAGTCTAGGGTTTATACACTACAAGAAGACACCCTACCTTCTTTAGTTATTTATACAAAATCAGAAACGTCTGAGCCTATTGTTATAGGTACTGATAGGGTTATGAGCAGAGAGCTTTCAGTAGTAGTAGAAGCATATTGCAAAGCTACTAGCAACTTTGATGATACTATTGATACAATTAGTAAAGAAGTTGAAGAAGCTGTAATGGCTGATAGAACATTAGGAGGTTTAGCTAAAGATACTTATGTTGAATCAACTGAAATAGAATATACAGGAGAAGGAGAACAACCAGTAGGTTATGTAACTCTAACTTTTTTAACAAACTACTATGTTCAGGAAACCAATCCTGATGTAGCGGTATAATAGGAGATAATTATGAAACTAATTAGTCCAAATGGTAAAAGTTCTGTAATAGCTCATCCATCAAAGGTTGAGTCGTTGAAGAATATGGGTTGGAAGGAAGAAGCAATCCAGTCGAAAGACAAAATTAAACCTTCTTCCAAGAAAAAGTCGAAAGACGAGGTAAAAGAAAATGGCAACACATAAAGGAAGTGAAGGAACTGTTAAAGTCGGTTCTAATGCTGTAGCTGAAATAAGATCATACTCTATTGAGGAATCTGCTGATACTTTAGAAGATACTTCAATGGGTGATTCTGCTAGAACCTATAAATCATCATTGACTTCTTTCTCAGGAAGTTTAGATGTATTTTGGGATGAGACTGATACTAATGGACAAGGTGCTTTAACTATTGGCTCAGAAGTAACATTAAATGTTTATCCTGAAGGCGATACAGCAGGTGATACTTATTATACTGGTTCAGCTATTGTTACTGGTGTTTCAAGAAGTGCATCATTTGATGGATTAGTTGAAGCAAGTGTTTCAGTACAAGGTACTGGTGCATTAACATCAACAACAGTATAAGAAAATGTCAGTAATAGATAACGCAAAGAAGCATTTTGCAGAGCAAGATGTAAAAGTAATCGAAGTGCCTGAATGGGGTGAAGATGATAAACCTCTAAGAATATTCAGTAAGCCATTGACGTTAGCTGAAACTTCTAAACTTTATAAAATGAGTAAAGAAGATGATTTAACAATGATGGCTTATGTTCTTATATACAAAGCACTAGATGAAAATGGAGATAAGTTATTTGATTTAGGTGATAAAAACGCCTTATTAAATAGCGTTGATAGAGAGATATTAGTAGGCGTTGCTACAAAAATTATGGGTCAAGAACCTATTGAGGAAACGAAAAAAAACTAATAAAGGATACTAATTTATATGTGCAATACGCACTAGCAGAAAAACTTGGAAAGACTTTACAAGAACTCCAAGAAATTAGTGTCCACGAATATCAAGGATGGATAGCTTACTTAGAGTTAGCTGAAGAGAAAAGAAAACATGGCAAATAAAAAAGTAAAGTTTGAATTAACCGCAGTA